GGTACCTCAAGTTTTAATACTATTCTTATTAGTATTTATAATATTATCATTATTTAAAAAACATTAGTTGACATATTTTTATTTTTTTTGTAATATTTTTTATAACAACGGAGTAAAAATATGAAAGCAATAATGTATGTATCTTTATTATGGGTAGTGCTTGGCGTATTGATCAGTTTCGTTGCAGTATAAACCATAGTAAAGTGAGGTAATTATAATGTGCCTAAAGCCCTTGTGTCAGATTTGACGCAGGGGCTTTTTTTTTGTACTATGTAATTGCTCATGGTTAGTTTATCTGTAATTAATCTTAGTAATAATATTAAGGTTCCCATGAGATAAACAAATGAAAAGGACATAACAATGGTAGATCAAACTAGTAATGAAATATCTCATGTTCAATCAGAGAACAAAGCTAGATTTCATGAGAATAAAACTAAACAAATAAGACTAACGCCTAGTCCGTTAGAACTTGCAACAAAAGTAAAACTAACAGATAAGGCAAATGAGATTGGTGTTGATAATCTTAAAAAGCAAATAAAATTATTCTTTGCTACACCGCTTGACGTATTAAAAAAATTAAAGTAATATGAAATTGTACGAGATACAGCGAAACGGACTTAATTCAATTTGAACTAGCTGTGTTGGGGGTAGGCAGTTGCAACATAAAAGCCCTACCATCTGGGTTTAACGAGATATCTCAATGAATCCAACAGATCTATGCGTTGGTTCGGTAAAATGTACTCACTTGGCAAAGTGTTTATGTTCTCCAACGCATGAGCCTTTGTACAAAAAAACTATGAAACAATTTTATTTAATACTAATATACTTTGCTGTTATGACAGCGTTAAGCATTTTAATAGCTTGGTATAATGGACATTTAATTTAACCGACTTTTTTTCCTCTCTGTTAAAAAGATGCCCCCTTGTAGAAATACAGGGGGGTTTTTTATTTGACGTATATAAATATTTAATGTAATTTATAATTACTTTAAAGGAAGGACACATATGTTAGAAAACGTAGAAGGCAATCAGCCTACAACACCAACAACAGATAAACCCTCAGTTGATTTAAGTTGGGAACTTAAGTGGATGCGAACTGTCCGTAAGAAAGCTATTAATATATTAGCTTTAATTGAGAATGACAGAAAGCCTACACAACAGATGGGTTATGAGATAAGGAAATTGCATGAGGCATTTACTTATTGGAACAGTGATATTGCTATGTGGGAAAAACACCAGATGGTTATTCCTATAACAGAGCCTGTACCACAGACAGAACTTCAAGAGCCAGAAGTACAACCAATAGACATGGATTGACGTAAGTCAATTAATGTTATATTATTAAGGGGCAATCAGGGAGACTTGGTTGCCCTTTTTTGTTAGTGCTAAAAAAAGAAAGCGTATCATAAGTTTCAGAATGATGAACGGCTATACGATAACAATCAAGGGGGGTAGGTCGGCACACTTGTAATAAATCTTAAGATGTCCTACCCCAAAAATCAATCAACAATAAGGATAATATGATATACGCAGATGTACAAAATGGTAAGGTGTCAAACTTTATTATTACACTAATGACACAAACCAAAGCTAAGAAAATCCGTGCAGGGTTTATTAAAAAAGATGGTAGTTACAGAACAGGTAAGTTTGATTTAAAATATAGAACTACTTGGAAACAATTAGATGGTACTATGTATAAACGTAAGGGTAAGAAAAGAACTACTAACCCTGATGAGAATATACTAGTGCATGATCTAATGAAAAAAGCACCGAGGAATATTCCTGTATCTAGGTTGCTATGGTTCAGTGTAGGTAAAAAAGTTTATACTGTTAATAATTTAATAGATAATAATAACTTCAGAATAGTTATGTTTGAAAGAGTTAAGTTTAATAGTCTTAAACTATTACTTAATGAAGATAAAATGAAAGCCAAATGGGCATTAAAGTTTTTAAACTAATAGGAAAATAATATGACGTTCTATCATGGGCTAGGTATGTTTATATATAATGTATGTGCAGTTATTGTAATTAGTATAATTGCATATAAGATTATTAATGAGTATGAAAAAAATAAAAGAAAGCGAGAACATCTTGAACAATTGTTTAAAAAGAAATCATGGGAAGAAGATAAAGAGTAAACCCTATATAGTATATACTAACCCCCCCTGCAACGACAGGGAATCTTATCATAAATTTACAGATAATTCAATGCGTCAAGTTGACCAAAGGGAAAAATTATGTTATCAATGTAATTCCAAAGCAGTTATAATAATCAACAAAACATATTACTGTGCAACACATGGTTTCAATAAGGTATAATAATTATGGAAAAAGTATTTACAGAATCAAAATCAAAAACACCAGAAGAAAAGATATGGATAGGTATAATACAACAAGCGTTTGAAGATGCATTTGAAATAGGTATAGGGCATAACCTATCAATGGGAGAGATACAACGTGCAAGAAATTGGTTTTATACTAAGGCTTGTTCAGATGCTTGTGACCATGCAGGGACAACTCGTGATCATATACAAAAATTATATAATAAATTATCAGACAGATACAAATCTGGACACATAACAAAAGATGAATTAAGATTTGCAATTAGAAAATTAGCATTAAAGATATGAAATTAAAAGATATAGAAAAAAAGATAGGCACACTGTCTAATCCCAGTAAGATGCCCTCGTATGCGTGGGGTATACCTATTGAATATTGTAAGACAGGAAGTAAACTAGCAGAGATAAAAGGTACTATCTGTAATAAATGTTATGCAGGTAAGGGATGTTATATATTCCCAATGGTTAGAGCTATGTATGAAAAAAGATATCAAGCTATAAATTTACCAGAGTGGGTAGATTATATGGCAGAACTTATTACACAGAAGTATAAAAACGTAATAAAATCAAAGAGATACCACAGATGGTTTGACTCTGGAGATATACAATCTTACTCGCATTTGATGAAGATATTTGAGGTGTGTGAACTTACACCACATATAAGATATTGGTTAGCTACTAGAGAGTATAAGATTATAGATCAGATAAAAGAAGAAGATGTACCAAAGAATTTATGCCTACGAGTATCAGCTACTAAAGTAGATAGTCCACCCCCTAAGTTTTGGAAGTGGACATCTGGTGTGCATAAAGATAAAAGACACAAAGGTAGAGAATGTCCTGCACCAAAACAAAATGGTGAGTGTGGTAGTTGTCGTGCCTGTTGGAGTCGATCAATTAAACAAGTAAGTTACAAGGAACATTAGTATGGATGAGATACATGATGAAGAAATAAAAGAATGGTTAGAAGAATGTCCTACACATAAATGGGAAATACAAAGCTGTACTGAAAATGGTATTTGGATAAGTGTAAGATTTTACAATCAGAAGGAGGAAAGCAATGATACTTGATGATCAATATATAACAAAAGATATGCTAACTAAAGATAGTTACAAGGGTAACTACTATGCTAAGAAAAATGCAGTGATGTATGATTTACAAAATGGAAAACAAAATGTAGTTTGTTTTTGTGATAACATTTATACAGCACAAGGTATTGTTGAAGGTTTAAATATGTTAGATAAACTAGAGGCAGATGGTGTAGAGTTAAAGAGTGGTTGGGCTTGTAATATAAGAGAAGATAAAGATGATCTTTTATCTAAAAAAATTGATGCACAATATTATCAGGATAATAAAAAATGACACAAGGTAAGATAGCAAAAATATTAATACAAACAATTATAAAAGAATTAGGTGGCAAGATAAATAGACAAGGCCAATACCTCGATGGTATGGGTACACAGTTTTCATTTGATTTAAACGGTAAGTCTTTTTCAGTTGACCTATGGGATGAGGATGTGTTAGAGCTATTTAATAAATAAAATTTAAGAATTCCAGACGTGGAATAGGTAAGCTAGAACCTGTATGTAAGTAATGTACTAAGCCTTACAAACTAAAAGCCTGCACTGTTTGCTGTTTTCAGCAGACCCCTTTGGTCGTTGGGGTCATAACGACTAAACAACTATGATAATACGGAGTAAAAAAAATATGAAGCAATATACATTCATACGAACTGGTGGAGATAAAAAGCATATTGAAGCTATGAGTTTAAAGAAGGCCATAAAAAAATATGATGGTAAACCAAATGACCATGATGATCATGCATTAATTGTTTGGACAAGTAAGAAAGGTAACATAAGTAATCAGATACTTAAACTACCACATGTAACTAGAAAAGAGAGAAAGGGAAAACTATGATTAGATTTATAGAAGTAACACAAGAAGATATAAAAAATGGCCTTCAATGTGACAGTGATAAATGTGCAATAGCAATAGCATTAAAAAGAGAATACAAAACTAATGATGTTGAGGTATCTATATTAAATGACTATGCTTCTTTATGTGTTGGCAAAGATGAGCTTAATATAAGGCATGAAAATAAGGTGTTAGATTTTATTTATTGTTATGATAATATGGATGATATGGACATGCCAAGCCCAAAGCCATTTACGTTAGAGGTAGTAGAGAAGGTAGGATCATGAGATTTGTAGATGAAAGATTAATACTTGAAAACCACTACGAATGGTGTAAGAAAGAAGGTAGGGATACATCATGGTATAAAAAATATAAACGAGTAAGCACTAACAAAAAAATTAATGTTAAATTTGTGCCAGTGCTACCAATTTTTAGAGGAAGTTAATGTTCGTATGGAAACATCCAAAGTATTACAAGGAACTAAGAAAAAATAATTTGACAAAAGAAAACTTTTCTGATAAGGGGAAAGAGGATGAAAAAATACAAAGTAAGATTAACAGGACTAGGGATAGAGGCAGTAGCGATAATCCCACTAGAGGCAGAACCAACAATAGAAAAAATAGAAAATAACGTAGCATACTATCTTAATCATAACTTAATGAAAGTTGAACCAAATGATTTTTATTCAACAGATAGATACACAATAACATACGAGGAAGTGCAGGTTGAATTATAGACAACAGTTAGAAGTTATAAAAGGTTTAGGTATACCAACAGAAACTCAAACAAGAATGGATTGCCCATTCTGTAATGGAAAAAATACATTGTCTATAGATACAACTGAAAATAAAATAGGGTGGTACTGCTTCCACGCATCATGTAACGCAAAAGGTAAACACAAGGGGGAAAAGAATATGCATTATGTAGATAGAGTATTTCATGGTAATAAAACATTACACATAGAAGATAAAGAATTTACAATACCAGATAGCTTTCAATCAATATACTCAAACGAAAAGGCCATGCGTTGGTTATCCAATAATAATTGTTGGGAGTCTTGGTCATGGGGTAGAGCAGATTTTAAATACGATGTTAAACAAAACAGAGTTGTATTCTTAGTTAAGAATAGGGTATCACACAAAGTAGTTGGTGCAGTAGGTAGATCATTAAATAAAAATGATTTTCCTAAATGGTTCATGTACGGCAATAAAGATGTACCATTTAAATGTGGTGAATGTAATGATGCAGTAATAGTAGAGGATTGTCCTTCTGCTTGTGCAGTATCTAATATACTTACAGGCATATCAATCATGGGTACTAAATTAAAAGATATACAAAAGTCACACTTAAAACCATATAAAGATTTATATATATGTTTAGATAGAGATGCTACGA